GCCGGGGTTCTCACTGTCCATCTTCACGCATGGGTACGGGCCCTTGATGGCCGCCAGCTTCTCGCGCATGCGCTGAACAGGGTAAGGGTGCAGCTCGCTGAGCCATGTGCTCCACTCGTCGCCGTCTTCGCACACCTTTGTCCACGAAAGCAGCCCGCGCCAGATCGGCTCCAGTCCGTCTTCCTTGGGGTTGTCGATGTAGTTCTTGAGCTGGGCGCAGCCAACGCCGTTCATGGTGGCGTCGTAAATTGGCTCGAACAGCGTCATGCTGTTTTGCATGAGCTTGACTTGCGTAGCGTTCGGGTCGCGCTTGAGACGCTGGCCGGGGATGGCTTCAAATTTTGGTGCGTGGTGCTCGGGTGCCAACAAAGAGTTGATGACTGTTCCCAACTGCTCCAGAGAGAAGATGTCGCCTTGCCCCAGCAGCTTGACGGGTTTCGGCGTGCCGTACTTCTTCTTGAAGTTGGTCGTGCCCGGTACACGCAGGACACGGGCGGCGTCGGCCGTCACGGTCATGTCGATGGCCAGCGCTTCTTGCTTGCACAGCCGCTTGAAGTTCTCAGCAACAGGTTTCCAAGAAACGATGTCAGCTTCCTTGTCCAGTGGCCAGTAGCAGTGCAGACCGCCACCAGACGCCACGATCCATGGCGTGCCCAGCTCGGCCAGTCCGGTCTTTTCCAGAAACGCGTTGAGCGCAAGGGCCGCAGCCTTCTTGGACTCGTAGCCGTCCATGTCGATGAACAATGACTTCACAAAGCGTGCGTTGTCTGCCGTGCGCTTGCCAGACTCCTCAAAGGTAGCCAGCGCGAAATACACGTCGCGGTCTGCGCCGTGCCACTTGTTTATGGTGGGTTCTAGGTCTTCAAGTTTCTCCTCGTACGCATGCGCTTTTTTGTTTGAACTCAGCTCTGCCGCACAGTAATACCCATGTCCCGGGGACGGCAAAACCACCGCTAGAAATTCAGCGGGTGTCATATGTGTCCTCGGTTATTTCAGATCGTCTGCCAGTGCTTCTTTTTCTTTGATCATGCGATCAAGGCGCTTGATGAGTTCGTACGTCCAGTCTGCATCCAGATTGCCGTACCCTTGGAGATATGCGTAGTTGAGCAGTTCTTCGTCGCTCAGATTTTGTGGTCGAATGCCTTGCATGCTTTGCTCCATGCCTCCTCGGCTGTGCCGGAAGACTGTAAGATTTTGAGAAGATTGGTGACATTGGGGCGGTATGCAACGAAGACTTCGCCGCCTTCAAACCAGTTGTACACAGTCTGACGGGTTGCCCCGGTCAGCGTAGCAATCTTGGTCACAGGGAAGTCGAGGTGCACAGCCCAGCGCCCGAGCTGGTTGCCCAGCGTCTTGGGTGCTTTTCGGACGTTGTCCTTGATTTGGTCGGAATAGGCCATGGTGTTGGGTGGGGGGCGTTGCAGTTGCGATCTGCACAGAGCACCGGGATTAAGGTTGCGTACCGTGTTGCTGCAGCAAGGGACGGCATAGGCTTCCACTGACCGGCTTCATACCTGCCGCCCCCCAAAACCTTTCTTACTCGTCGTCCCAGTCGTCGACCATCGACGCCAGATTGTTCTTAGCCGCAGGCACAGCGCTGGGCTTCTTCTCTTCCTTGCGGACTACTGGCTCGTCGGCTTCTTCCACCGGCTCAGCGGCGACCTTCTCAGCCTTGGCTTTCTTGGCCTTGGGAGGAGGTGGAGGTGCTTCCTCGTCGTCACCATCGTCAGCAGGCGCGGCTTTGGCTGCAGCGGGGCGCTTACCTTCCAGCGGTGCGGCAACCTTGGGTACGTTGTCCATCTTGGCCACGCTCATGGTGATAGCCTTGATGGCGTCGTCGGATGCGCCCTGCTCCTTGATGGTGGGGTACTCGTCGTCCGTCAACCAGCGCATGGCTTTGAAGAACAGCTTGGGGTTCTCGGCCTTGGTGTCGAACTTCAGACGCGTCACAACCTCGGAGGGGTCAATGTTCTGCGCAGCCAGCCAGCGTGCGTACGCTTGCAGCGGACGGTCATCGCCGTTTTCTTTGCCGAAGATCGAGGTGGCGGGCAGAGCCAGCTGCATCACATCGCCTTCCATGTCGTTGGCCAACACCACAGCCAGACGCTGTTGGAATTTGCAAGCACGGCTGTCGCCTTGACCAGAGCCGGCAATGTTCTGCGCACACTCGCGGCAGTTGGAAGACTGCTTGTTCTCGCTGTCAGCGCTCGGGGTTTCGCCGTCGGCAGACCAGCAGTCAGGGGGCGCGGGGTTGGCTGCATCGTACTGAGCCATGTAGAACACGCGGGAGACTTTGGGCGCTGCATTGACCAGCACCACGTCCAGATAGCGCTCGTCGATGGAGGTGACTTCTTTGCCACCAGCCACCAGACGGAACACACCGCCTTTGATGGAGATGCGCTTGCCACCGCCGCCACCACCTGCAAGGGCTTTGGCCATGGCAGACAGCTCGCCGCGCTGCTTGGCGAATGCGGGTACTTGGCCCGGGTTGAAAAGTGCTACGTTACTCATCTTGAGTTCTCCTTACTTGGTGGGTTTGCGAACAGAAATGGCGTACTCCGTCATGGAGTTCAGGCCGGGAGGTACGACGCCGGGGTTCTCTTCCAAGAACGTGGCCATGTTGGTCTGCGCAATGCGCTTCTCAAGCAGGTCAAGGGCGTCGTGGTTTTTGATGAACTCCTTGAAGGAGTCCCAGTCTTGGGTGTTGTAGCGCGTCTTGGTTGACAGCACCACAGTACCGTTGTCAGTGCGCACAGAGTTGACGCCCATCACGAGCATCTGATCTTTGAGCGCAGTCTTCACTGCGTCTTGCTGGCGCTTGATCGCCTCAACCGCTGCGTCGTACTCAGTCGTGAGTTCCTGAATCTTGGCAGCCATCTTGCGGTAAACCTTGGCCAGCTTGTCCATAGGGATAGCGGCCAGCGCAGCAGCTTCTGCATCTTGTTGAGCCTGTTGCGGCTCCTCGTCATCTAAAAGTTCCATGCAAGTTCCTTTGTTTTGTTTGTCTAGGGTTTGACACTTTACTACGGTTTTTTGTCTTTGCAACTCCTTTCATCAAGAATTTTTTATTTCACTGTCGAACATGCCAACGAGCAACGCGTTGTCAGAAACTTTGGTGTTCATAGCCTTGAAAAGTTTCTTCTCAATGGGGCTCGATTCGATGTGCACGACCGTAACTTTGTCGGAGTCTTGACCTTTACGGTCAGCTCGTGCTATGCACTGGATGTACTGCTCCACACTCATGAGCGGGCCGTAGAACACCACCGTGTCAGCTGCCGTTAAGGTAATGCCGTGCGCAGTTGCAGCAGGCTGCATGACCAGCACACGAATGCTGTCAGTTTCCTGAAAGTCGTGAATGATCTTGCCGCGCTTGGTGGCGCTCACGTCGCCGTGAATCTGCTCAACAGGCACGCCTTGCTTTTGCAAGTGCCGCACGATGGTGTCGATACTTGATCGGAACAGCGCGAAGATGATCACCTTGCGGCTCGTCTCCTCCAGCACTTCGTCGAGCACGTTCAAGCGCGGGGCAGCGTCGAACTCCACCACCTCTTTGTCATCAGTGTACGCAGCGCCGCAGGAGATTTGCAGCAGCTTGTTCACAGCAACGCCAGCGTTGACCGCGCTGATCGTTTCTCCCGCCGCACGCACCAAGAGCTGCTCTTTGAGCATCTTGTAGTACTTGTTCTGCTGCGCAGTCATCGGTACTTCTCGTGTGATGGTCATGACGGGCGGCAGATCGAGACACTGGGCTTTTGTGAAACGCACTGCTGGTTGCAGCGCATTGAACACCGTTGCCGTAGCGTCTGCTTTGGGGGCCCACTTGAACATGGTCACTTTGTTCATCACCTTGTCGCGCCACGCCGTGAAGAACTTCGGCACGCCTGCAGGGTTGACCAGCTTGGCAAGGCCGTACGCATCCACAGGAGACTGTGATGCAGGGGTGCCCGTCATCATCCACAGATAGGTCTCCGGCTTGATGATGCTGGCCAGCGCCTTCCAGCGACGCGTGCTTGGGTTCTTGTATGCGTTGGCTTCGTCCACGATGATGAGGTCGAACTTGCCGTTGGCGTTGATCTCGTCAGCAATAAGATTCAAGCCGTCGTAGTTTGTGATGACGATCTCGTAGTCCCGCTGGATCATTTCAATACGCCGTGTCGACTGCGCATGGTGGGCCACCACAGCAGAGCGATGAATCACGCTGGAGTTGATGTCTCCCATCCACGCGCTGTGCATGATAGATAGTGGGCACAGAATCAACACACGACGCACGTCACCGCGCTTCATGAGGTAGTCTGCAGCCCACAAGGCGCTGAGCGTCTTGCCTGTGCCCGGGTCGTTGAACACGAAGGCTCTGCGGTTGAGCGTCAAGAAACCAGCGGTCTCTATCTGGTGCTGCATCGGCTTGTATTTGCCCGGCCAGTTGTAACGTCCTGCGATGGGGCTTGGCGCGTTCTTCACGCCGAGGTTGCGCAGCACACGCGCTTCATCAAGCCCCCAGTACACCGCCACCTCGTACGTGCCGTTCTTCTCAGAGAGCACTTTGTGTTTGGGGATGACGCTGTACTTGTGCGGGTTGCGTGTGCGCAGCACAAGCGCTTTGTTGTCGACGATTTGCATTACACGTCTTCCTTCAGGCGGCACCAGCCGTGCACATTCTCAAACAAACCGCTTGCAGTAAGTCGTGTGCACGCGTGAGAATAAAAATCGTATTTATGGTCGTCGTTGCCATTAACCCATTCGTCACCGTACTTAGCTCGCCACAACGTTACCAGCTGTGACAGCGGTATTTGATACGCCTCAATCTCGTTGGGGTTGAACGGCTTGATGGGCGTTTGGGCGCCTGCCTGTACTCGGCGCTGCTTTGCTTGGTTGTACTGCGTCGACAGTGTGCCCATTTGTTGAGCCATTGCAAGATTCTGCGCCTCTTGAAAAGCACCTATTTGGTTGGCCAGCCCTTGTCCGTAACGTGCGCTGTCGAGCGCATGCCCTCCTTCGGCGTGCCCGCCAAACATGTTCTGCAAAAAACTCATGCTGTTCTCCTATTCAGGTTTGCGACAGACGAAGCGTGCTCTGTCTGTCAGGTAATGTTGTTCTAGCTGGCCTGTCTGTCGCAGGCGTTTGTACACACGTGTAAACGTTTGATCGTCCTCTAACTTATCGAGGTCGACCCATTCGTTGCCGAACCGAGTGACCCACAGGTTAAGCAGGTCTTCGATCTTCGCCTCAAAAATCTCACTGGTCAGGTCGGCCATGTTGATTCGATCGAGGTCTGTGATGACACCGCCCGGGGCGGTGATGGTGTGTGTCGGGCCTGTACTACCGAACGGCCCACCACGGCTGCTGAATACGTACGGCGAGCTCGTGGTGTTCGTGGTTGTCACTGTGTCCGTTATGTAGGGGAGTCCTGTCAGGCTCATTTGATCGAGTGGTCTGAGTTGCGTTTGTACGTGCGGTTGGCGCTTGCCGACTTCACCGTGAGGTTGCTGCGCGTCGTCGTGCCGCCTTTGGACAAGGGCTTCTTGTGGTCGACGTCCTTGCCGTCGCCTTTGCTCACGACGCCTTCCTTCATCAGCATGCGACGCGCTTTGTTACGCGCTGCACGGGCCTTCTTGGCCTTCTCTGTTTGGTCGTACGCCGGGTAGCTGGCGCGGTCTTCTTTGTTTGCGTAGGGCATGATGGCTCCTTAATGCTTGGGGTTGAACTCGCAGCCGGTGACTTGGCACCATTTGCATAGCGGGGTTTGGTTTGGGTTCCACACATTGGTGTCGAAGCAAGCCTCCAGTCTAGCTGTGCGCTCACGATAACGCCACCACGCAGCGTGCTTGGCATCGCGCATCATTTGCATCTTGACCATGGAGTTCTTGACGATAAACATCAGCGCGGAGTTCACCTTGCGGATATGAGGGAAGTGCTCGAACACCATGATGGACATGAGCACCAACTGATCACGGTCTGGGTACTTGTCGTTGCCCGTCTTGTAGTCGATCACCCACGCCGTAAGGTTGTCGTCATCTACGATCAGCAAGTCGGCAATGCCGCGCACCCAGACGTTTGGGTCTTTCCAACCCACAACCTTCAGGTCGGAGGTCAGCGCCATTTCGTACTCGGCCAACTTGCGCCCGGGTTTTTTGAGCAGCGCGTCCACCACGTCTTTGAACTGCGCGTGCTCTGGTGGGATTGGTTTGCCGTCCCGCACGTACAGCTCCAGCGACTCGTGCACTTGGTTGCCGTAGCGCGTTGCTTCGGTCTCTTGGAACGGGTAGTTCTTGAGCACCTTGACCTCGTGGTATCGGCGCTGGCAGTTTTCAAAGTCCTTCAGACTGCTGTGGCTCCAAGCGGGCTTTTTCATAGTTCTCCTGCGGGGTGTAGTAAACGTTTTGCGGTCACATAGGCGGCGTGGGCTTCCTCCGCCGTAGCAAAGTACCCGAGATGCTTCTTCACGCCGCAAACCTTTATTGTGGCAATGAACTTACGCTTCCCTTTGTGCCAGCTTGTGCCCAGTAGTTTTGTGTAGCGGCTGTTCGGCCGGTATGCTTTCTGGTTTTGACCGTTGAGGCGATGGTCTGACAAACGCAGGTTGCTGAACCGATTATTCAGTGGGTTACCGTCGATGTGATCGAGCATGCCTGCAGGCCATGCGCCCGTTTCAAAAAGCCATACGAGTCGATGCACAAATACTTGCTTGCGCTGAAGCCCGATCTGTGCACGGCCCAGTGCATTTATGCGCCCCGCCCGCAAACCTTTGCGCGCTTTAGGGTGCTGAAAATCTACTTTCCAGTAGAACTGACCTTCTGCGGGTTCGTACCGAAGAATCGTTTGGAGTTGATCACGCGTGTACATAACGCCATTATAAAGGATTGGGTTGCCGTACACAATCTTTAATCCATTTTTTCATTTTGGTTCCTGTAATGCTTTCAGGCGGTTGTACATGAGCATGTATTCGAGGGCGTCTTGCAGTGTTGAAAATGCTGCGAAGCCCATCGACGGTCTTTCTTGTGGGCGAACCAGCCAGTCCATGTCATCGGCATTCCACCGGACGTCCCAGTCGGCGTACTCGAACAGGACTTTGATGGCGTCATCATCGAGCGCTTCAGTCGAATTTTGCGGAGTGGATGGCATCGTTGAGCCTCTTTGAGAACTCCACAACAAACTTCTCGTCGGTAAACAGGCGGTGCCCCATGTCGAACAGGATGCCGTGCGTGACCTCGTGCCAAAAAGTCTCAGCGCGTTCCTTGGGGGTGCGCTTTTTGCGAGAGATGTTTGTGTAGTGTGCGACATGAATGTCGGCGTAAGCGTAGTCGATGTACCCGACGGCGCCTTTGAATGGCACGAATTGGGTGTGCACGATCTTGTATCGCGTTTTGCCCAGCTTGATGCTGGTTGGTATGGGCATGTTCATGGTTGTTCTCCTGTCAGTTCTTGGCGAGGCCATATCTACGGTGAGCGCCACCGTCAGCGGCCAGAGGAATCCCCGGCAAATACTTCGGCTCCACGGTCATCTGCGCCAAGACCCAAGTCTTAGCGTCAGCAACCTCTGCATCGGGCACCACGGCAATCAATTCGTCGTGCACCGTGCCTGCCACGGGGTACTTCTTCGACACCCGCAGCATTCCGTCCGTCATCACAATCCGCGCTGTACCCTGCACCACGTTGTTCGTGATCTTGCCGGGATACAACTTCGTCGCATCTTCACCGTACACCCACTGCAGATCGCCGTCTTTGAGCGAGCCATCTGGCTGCTTGACTTTCTCGCGCTCTTGCCGCAGGTTCGGGTACAGGAGACTCATGCCGTTGGGCAATACGATCTCCTCCTTTTTGAAGGTAATGCATTTATACACCACCTCTTTGCCGCCGTAAAGGGACTTCTCCAAAAGATGTCCACACATCTCCCAGAACGCCACCACAGGGTGTGCAGTGGCCCGGTATTTGTCGATGATCATCTTGGCCGCAAGGCAGTGCACCAGCAACTCCTCGTCGGTGCAGGTGTGGGGAATCTCCAACATCTTCTTCTCGTTGTCCTTGTAGCTCAAGAACTTCTCGATGTGCGCCGACGTGACGCCCAGCTTCTTTGCAAACGCTTTGTCGTATCGGACAGGCGGCGCACCGAGGAAGCCAACGAGTAGCTGCGCGGCGAAGCTGGCCCAGCCGAGACCATAACCGCAACCGAGCAAAGCACTCTTGGCCGACTGGCGCAGGTCAGGGTGGCTCTCCTTGGTCATGCCGGGGATGTTGAACATCTGCGCACCAAACGCCGCGTAAGGGTCACCGCCTTGCTTGAAGATCAGCAGCATGTCTTCGTAGTCGGCCAGCCATGCCAGCACACGTGGCTCGATCTGGGATAAGTCACCCACAACAAGTTGATGCCCTTCTGGGGCCATGATCGCTTTGCGCAGGAACGAGCCGCGCTTCAAGTTTTGCATGTTGATGGCAGAGCCCTTGGCCGCCGTCCAGCGCCCAGACTTCGCGCCGTAGTACGAGAGCGGAACAGGTAATCTTCCGCGCTTCGAGATGTCCAGAAACCGCTGCGCCCGCGTACGCTCTGTGGTCGATTTAACCTTGAGGCGAGCTTCACACAAAGCGGCAACGTCTTCGTTGTCCCCATTGAGCATCGCTTGAAAAAGCGCGTCATTCTTTGCAAGAGCAAGCGTCTGTTTGCCAGTGGTCTTACTTTTCTTGGTCGGGGCTTCCACGCCCAGCGAGCGCAGCACCTCGGCAAACTGTTTGTTGGACGCAAGCGACGCTTCATCAATGCCGATTTTTTTGAGTAGTGCTTCACGCTTTTCCTTTTCTTCGCCCAACGCGTCGACCAACATGTTCTGGTCAAGCTCCAGCAAGGGGCGTGTGTACATCTTGAGTGTCATGTCGATCAAGCGCAGCTCTGACTTGGGGTATGGACGTCCTATCTGCTGTGTCTCAGGGTCGAGGCCGATCAACAACTTGCTGAAAATTTGTTCGCACAAGTACACGTCGTGCTTGCAGTAGTCGGCCAGTTCGCGTTCTACCTTTGGCGACAGGAACTCCAGCCCATTGGTGTCATGCACCGCACGTCCTTTGTCTGGCAGCCCGTAATCCTTGGCCAGCTTCATCAAGGAGTTTCCAACCTCAACACCGCGCACAGCACGTGCCATGGACAGGCTGTCGAAAATGAAGCAGGGGTGCACGTCATACACCCACTCAAGAATGGATACATCAAACTGCGCGTTGTGCGCCAGAACTGCGGTAGTGTTCCAGTCGATCTGCGAGAACGCCGTCTCAAGATCGTCGCCGGTCACCCATTCGATAGGCTCAGACGCGCCCAGCTCGTGCAAGCAAGCGCCAAACGCTTTGAATCTGGAGTCCCGAATGTACTCCTCGGTTGTCATCTTGGACAGCGTGTAGTCTTTGCTGGACCACCGCGTCTCAAAATCAATCGCCAGTATCTGGTCGTATGGTTTGCTCAATTAAACATCTCCTTGGGCGGTGCGTCGT